CGCCGAGCACGATCGCGGCCCAGAATACAAGCAGCGAGTACGTCAGTACCGTGCCCAACACCCGCGCGTCATCAGCGTCGAGCAGCCGTGGCAGTTTGATGCGCGGCCAGCGAATTGGCTTCGTGCCCCCTACCTTACCTGTCTTCAGCCCCTGGCTCGGGTTCGGTAGCGTAGGAGCGAGCACCTAAAGACTCCAGACGCTCATGCGATCGGCCGGAGCATACGCGAGGTTGACCGCGTCCATGTCGTCAGGGCTCCGCTTGATGCGCTTCTTCGTGTCATCCTTGGGCTCGACCACCCTTCGGCCTTGCGCGTCCAGTTTCCACGTCGGCGCCATCGCTTGCCGCCGTAACTCCCTGAGTGTATCGGCTGGCAGCCGCGCTAGCGAAAGGTTGCCCTCGCCTGCCCGTTCCGCCAACCCGAACCACAGCTCCGAGCGACGGTTCGGGTAGCCCTCGGGGTCGACCGCTTTGTTGGCCGCGGACAGGCCCACGAAGTTGTAGCCGGCGGCCTGGTCGACCACGCCGCCCCCCACGCCGTCGTCGTCGACCTTGCACAGGACCTTCTGCGGCTCCTCGCCTGACCGCGGGCCCCACATCCCGCACAGCACCTTCAGCCGCCCCGCGGTCTCGTCCGTGCCCCAGCCGTTGGCCGACTCGTGGTGCAGGGAGCACGCGCCGCGGCGCACATGAATGCTGGTGAAGTCGTCCCCGAAGCGAGCCACGTCGCAGCCGATCTCGATGGGCTCCTCGCGTTCGGGCAGCATGAGCGCTTCCGCCGCGGACCACGCGCCGTCGCTCCAGACGCCGTTCGTTGCCTGCGATGGCCAACGGCCAAGCAGCCGCGCCTCGGCGATCGGACCTGGACGAAGCCACTCACCTGAGCCCGGCGGCCACTCGATATCGGTCGGCTTGTGCGGACCCGCAACGGGCGTGCACCAGGACTTGATCTGTTCGCTCAGGCGGTTCAGGCGCACAGCCGAGGGATAGGGCGGCGGAAGCCCCTGCAGCTCCGCGACGATGTTCGGGTGCTCGAGCGCAGACAACGACACGATGTGCCAGTTGCCCGTCATCTCCTCGAGGTACGCCTGGGATGATGTATCGGTTGGATTGAAGATCGCCAGCCAGCCATGGCCTTCACCCGCGAACATCGACTCGGCCGCTTCCCAGAACACGGGCGCCACGCCGATGGCCTCATCGAACACGATCAGGATGTGCTCGGCGTGGTGTCCCTGGAAAGCGTCACCGTCGCGGGCGGTAAAGCCGTGGGCAAAGTGATCAGGGGCCGATTCGAGCCGAGACATCCTTGGCCCGGGGAACCCCCCGCGCTGACCACGCTGACCACGGACCTCTTTCCAAAGCAAGTCCTGGACCTGACGATCAGTCGGCGCCGTGGTGAGTGTCAGGCCAGGATCGAACGAGTCGAACCACCAGTTGACCAGGCCGCCGCCGAGATGCGTCTTGCCGACGTTCTGGCATGCCTTGACCAGCACGCGATACGGGGGAGTCAGGAGTAGCCTGGCGATCTGCTCCTGCTTTGGCCACCACTCGACGCCCAGCACGTTGCGGGCGTAGCCGCACGGGTCATCAGCGTAGCTCGCGACCTCGGAGACGCCCGTCTCGGCCGCCTGCTGCTCGAGCTCAAACTCGACTGCCTGCAAACGCACGAGGTTCGCGGCGGGCGAGAGCGTCGGCATTTAGTTGGGCGTCGGTAGCACAATGCCGGCGCGCTGCAGGACCTCGTCCACGGGCACACCGAACCGCGCGGCGATGCGCTCGGCCTCCTGGCGCACCCGCTCGTGCTCGTAGACGTCGATGCGTTCGCGGCGGCCCCAACGGTCAGGGAATCTTCGCTCCATGAGCGTCATGGCGGCCTGCCAGCTGGTTGGGAATGCCTTCGTGATAACTCGGACGGCGCGCGCCTCGCACTCGGCGATGGCGTTTTCTATGGCCTCCGAAAACTCCGCGTAATTGCTGTCGGGCTGCTCCCGCCCTTTGGCCCGCCAGAGGTAGAACGTGCTGGCGGCGATACCCGCGGCACGTGCCGCGACCTCAGGGCTGACGCCATCGCGGACCATGCAGACAATCTTCCGTTGTAACGCCGGAGTTAGTTCGGTTGGCCTACCCATCGGGCCATCAGGTCCCTGTGAAGGCGCGCCAGCTCAGCGAAGGCGTGCGGTCCTTCGGGTTGAGCAGCGCGTTCGGCGGACTGTCGACCGAGTCGCCCAGGTGGTATGCGATCATGCCCTCGACAGCGTGGAAGCGCGCGATATCGCGCGCCGCGCGGTAATTCGAGGCAGCCTGGGCGTCCTTCGCTGGGGTTTCGCATTCCCAGCCGCATTCCGATAGGAGCAGCGGGGTCGTGTCGAGGATGGCCTGGAAGTCGTCGATCGCCTGGATGAACGACTCGTGCGCGGGAATTCGCGCATCCGGGGGCTTCCCCACGGTGTACGGGTGAATCGAGAACAAATCGAACATCGGCGCGGGGTGCACGGCCAGCAGGTCCTTCAGGTATTGGGCGTCATTGAATGCGAGCACGCCGCCGATCACGCGGGCCTGCGGGTTCGCCTGCTTGATCGCCGCGTATGCCGTGTACAGCATGCGCGCGTAGGCCAAGGGGTCACGTTTGGGCGCGAAGTTCGGCACCACGTTTGGCTCGTTCCACACCTCGATCATGGATCCGGGTGGCAGCAGGCTGGCGAGGTCCCCCGCGGCTACCGCGTACGCCCACGGGTCAGGCCATGCCCAGTTCTGGCCTGACCCGCAGAGCACGGCCACGGGCGTGGCGTCTTTCCGGGCGAGCATGGCGCAGAGGTCCGTGATCCGCGGGGTGCTGATCGGGACCTCCTGCCAGTTGACGTCGAACCGAAACAGCGTGACACCGGCCGCCGCGGCAAGGTCCAGCCAGGGACCGAAGAAGGTCGATGGCAGGGCTTGACGCCACAGCGGCCGAACGTTCACGCCGAGGTCCATCGCTTACGGCGTGGGGGCGTCCGGGGTGCTGGCGGCCAGGTCGGCGAGCTTCTGGGCGTTCGCCGATGCTTTCGTGGCGATGCCGTCCGCCTTGGTGACCAGGCTGTCCAGCTGCTCCTGGCTCACGGGCGTGCCGGCCGCGATCTGGTCCTTCAGCGCCTGGATCTCAGCCTTCAAACCAGTGAGGTCACCGGCGAGGTTCTCGAAGACGCCGTCTTCGCCGGTCAGGGCAGCGTCGATTGCGTCAAGCTTCTGTTCGAGTTCAGCAACAGTGGCCATCAGGCCCTCCAATGAAGTGACTACGGGCCCGAGGGCCACGAGAATGGCGTCCTGAGCGAGATAGCTCGCCCTGAGCGCTCTGGTGATCCAGGCCCATTGACCTGGCGAGAAAAGAACGAGAAACCCGCCCGATGGCGTGGGGTCGAGCGGCGGAAGGATGACGGGGACTGGTTCGCTCATTGGAATCGGATCGATCCCGCCCGAATCTTGGGCTCTTCTGGATTGTCGGTGACGGCCACGTAGACGTCGACCCGGGTGCCCGCTACGGGCTCGTAGTCGCCGCCTGGGCCAACCAGCAGGCGAGCCGAGTAGATCGGCGCCGCGGGGTCAGTATCGTTGGTTTCCCAATCGGCCGTGATGAAATCGGTGTCGTCGGCGAGTGGGTCGCCGTCGGGGACGAACGCCATCTTGACCACGTCGCTCGTGATATCTACCGCGGCGCCGTCCCCATCGGTTGTCGCGACGGTGCAAAGGACGTACTCGAGGGACTGGGCCGAGCGGGTGAGAGTGGTCATTGACGCGGCGGTCCTGCGCTCCAACGCCCAGCGACTAGATCAGCCGACCATCTGCCCGTGGGCGCGCCAACAGTGTACGTCAGGTCACGCGATGGCGTACCCGCTCCGAGAATAGTTTCGATGACCAGGAAGTTCCACGTGTAATCCCGCGCTCGAGTGCGGCCGCGGGGTGGCACTGCGGTCTGCCAGTCATACACCGGCACTTCACCAGGCGCCCCGTACATGGCGTCCTGACCAACCAACACCTGTGGGTAGCTGAAGAGATACGAGTAGTCCCGCGCGCGCTGCGGACCGCGCGGCGGCAACGCAGTGGCATCGGTGCTTCGGCCTGGCGGTTGCTGGTCGAAGATGTACAGCGGCAGCGATTGCAGCCACGTATAGTCGCGCGACCTGGCGGCCCCCCTGGGCGGGTTGGTCGTGGCGTCCGTGCTGTGGCCCGCCGGCAGTTGATCCTTGCCGATCAGCTCAAGTGGGAACCCGGTGGCCTGGCCGTACTCGCTGGCTCGCTTCGGCGCGCGCGGGACGTTGCTGTCGGAGACCTGTGCCCCCGGCGGCAGCGTCGGGGTGCTGGCCGTGAGGACAATGGTGGTGTTGATACCGGGCTCAGGCAGGCTTGGCGCGCGTGGCCGGCCAGCGGGTGCATTACCCGACAATTGGTCGCCCGCGGCCATCGCATCCTGACCGATGAGGTCAGCGAAGATGAAGCTTTCGAACGAGTAGTCGCGTGCCCGTGGCACTCCGCGCGGCGGAAGATCAGTAACGCGCTGCCCGCACGGCAGCTCCTGGAACACCTGCAGCGCGAAGGACTCGAGGTAGGTGTAATCGCGTTCGCGAGCATAGCCGCGCGGCGGCAGCTCCTGAACGCCACGGCTCGCGGTAAGGGCATCCTGGCCGACGAGCTCGGGCGGGAAGCCGATCGCCTGGGTGTAGTCGCGTGCTCGAGGAGTGGCTCTGGGCGGAAGTTCGGTGAGGGCGGTCGATAGCCCGTTGGGGAGAACCGCGGCGGTTGCCGTCAGTAGCGCAGTGAGATTGACGCCGGTCTCTGAGAGACTGATCGCTCGGGGTCGCCCTGGCGGAGCATTGACGCCGAGCTGCTGGCCCGCGGGGAGCTGGTCCTGTCCTATCAGCGAGAGTGGGAAACTGGCGGTCTGGGTGTAGTCGCGTGATCTCGCGGCACTCCGTGGCGGCAGTTCGGCCGTGGCGATGCGCTGGCCTTGCGGGATCTCCTGGAAGACGGGCAGCGACGCCGACTGCACCCACGTGTAGTCGCGTTGCCGGGGAATAGCCTTCGGCGGGAGCTCGAGCGCTTGCTCGCCGGCCGCCATGCTGTCGTTGCCAATGAGCGACAGCGGGAACGACGCGGTGATCGTGTAGTCGCGGGCTCTCGGTAGCGCCCGCGGCGGCAGCTCGGTGCGTTGGGCACCCGCGGCCATCGCATCCTGGCCTTGCAGGATGTAGCCGAGGTCCCAGTCCCAGGAGTAATCCCGCGCGCGGCGCTGGGCTACGAGCGCTGGGGCGAGGTCGGTAACCTGCTCCCCGATGGGCAGGACGTCCTGACCGAGCAGGCTCGGCAGTGGTGTATCCCACTGACCGATGTCCTGAGAGATGACCGCGCGCCGACTCTGGCGGTCGTATTGGCTACCGAGGTAGTAGGCCACGATCTAGGCGGCTCGGTGTGTACCCCAGCCGCGCCAGGCCCGGTCTTTTCGCATCGGGTGTCTTGCGAGCGTGCAGAACTGCACGCTCGCTACCTACAGCTCCTCGAAGATCAGGTGCGAGGAGACAACTCCGGTGCCGCTGATCGAGTCGAGCACCACCTGTCCGTTCGGAGCCGTCTGCGCCGTAGCCCAGAGCTCTTCACCTGGTGCAGCGACCCATCGGACCACGCCGCCGAACGAGTTCATGGCGAGGTTGAGCAGATGGTTGGTGCTGGCAATCGTGGGCCCCGTGGAAGCAGCCGAGTAGCCCTGCGACACCGACGCCGCCGAAAGTGGGTTGAGCGCCGCCGGGACGACGTCGGTCGGCGTGCTGGCGTTCGTTGACAGCCGCCTTACGGCCATGCGGTTCACGGTGCTGGCGGTCGCCTCACCACCTACGAACGCTTCGACGATTCTGATTGTCGAGGCGGTCGTCGTTCGCACAGCCTGGTATGAAGCGTTGGCCAGGGCGGAAGCGGCATCCGCGTGAGCGACCGGGGTCCAGCCGGCAAGCGCCGTGTTGTATTGAGCCATCAGTAGAACGTCTCCTTATCTTTGAAACGGGCGTCGAAGAGGATCTCGCCCCGCGGTCCGCGCAGCATGAACGGTTGGCCAGAATCGGGGAATCGTTGCGCCAGAGTAACGGCTTGAATGATCGGATTGCACTCGCTGACACAACCCGGCTGATCGCACGTCAGGTGCATGCAGCGCATGCATACGTGCCGTTCTCGTTGACGGTGTGGGTTCTTTACCACAACCGAATTGCAGTGGCAGCACGTGAACGTATCGGCCTCAAAGAGTTGGCCTGACGGGACGTCGGCCGTGCCGGGCGAGGCGCGATGGTCGATCAATAGAAACCCGCCTTGTCTGAGCATAGGCCCCTGCAACTCCCGTCTGAGACTGAGATTGGGTGAATCATAAGGGGTTTAGCGCATCATCGCAGTCTGGCCAGCCGTCATGACCGCTTCGCCTAATCCCACGACAGGCCCCAGTCCCGGGGGGACCGCGGCGGATGCCGCCAGGTTGAGGACGACCCCAAACATGCCCCAGGTGCCAGGAGTACCGGTCGAGCTTGCCGTTGCCGACGGTGTACCGCCAGACGAGCCAGAGTCGGCGTATTCCATCAGCCCTTGCCACCTACCGCCGTCGGCGTCATGCTTACCCGCCAGCGTCGCGGCAGCACCGTTGATATTGCCAGCGCTGAGCGTGGTCCCCTCACCCCAGTCGAGGTAACACCCCACCATCATTTCGCTGGCCGCGCCCGTCGCCGGAGAGACGTTTCCAGAGCTAGGGGAACTGCCGGTTCCCTCCGTCGCAGCGGTTGTATCGACCACCGAAGCTGTCGCCAGACCGGTACCGGCAAGCACCTGCAAGCCGATGTTCGCCGTACCGCCGCCCGTAAACGTAGGGGTGACCGTGATCACTGGCGTGCCCGCGCCACTGTTGGCGCGGACCCAAACGCTGTTGCGCCCCGCATTGGGGGGGTACGTGGTGTTATCCGTGACCGTCGCGGCCTGAGCCGAGCCCCAACTACCGTTGACGCTATCCGACACGGCAAACGTCGGAATAGCAGCCGTACCGTTCGTGGTGAACCCCGCGATTCCCAGGACAATAACGTCCCCGGCCGACAGCGCGGCCCCAAGCGTGACGGTAGTAGTGCTCCCGGAACCGACGGCCGCGCCCGCCCCGTTGCTGGCGTAGCTGCTGGCGCGATATCCCCAGGCCATCAGCTACTGGTCGGTGCAGAACTCTATTGGCCGGGTTACGACCGTGACGACGCCGTTTCGGAAGACCTCGAGCGAGCATGGCACGGGTGTCTGCGTCGGCAAGGGAGTGGGCGATGGCGCGGGTGTATCGGTGGGGACCGCGGTCGCCGTTGCCGTCGGCACGATCGTCGGGGTACTGGTCGCCGTCGGCGTAGACGTTGGCGGCGGGGTGGCGGTCGCGGTGCTGGTCGGCACGGGTGTGGCCGTCGACGGGATCGGCGTCGCGGTGGGCGGCGCGGCCGACACGATCTGAATAGCGCTGATCGTCGCGTTGTCGACTACGGTGACGAGGTTGATCGTCAGCATGCCGTTGGTCACTGTGGTTAGGAAGGTACGGTCGAGCGCTTTATCTCTGCCGCCCGCGGCAACGACGACATCGAAGTTCGTCAACACCTGCGAGCCGTTGATCAGGACGTTGAACACTCGCTGCCCAGCGTTGTACCAGTACATCTCCGCGAATTTCAGCGTCACGGTGTAGTTGCCGTTCGGGACAGGGAACGAGTAGCTCTCAGTCCCGTAGCGCTCGGAGCGATAGAGCGGCTGGTCGCTGGTGCCCGTGATCGTGTTGCCCGTGACGTTCGCCGTGCCGCCGGTGAAGTGGTTGTCCGCGGCCCAGACGTTGCCGACCCCATCGGTGTACGCGGGCCCACCAGTGTTGACCCGAATCGGGACGAATGCGCCAGGCGTCGGAGTTACGGTTGGGGTCCTGGTCGGCGTCGGCGTGGGTAAGCCGGGCAGGGCGCCGCTGTCGTTCGCCGTGAAGTTGCTCAGACCATAGTTGGCCTGACTGCTGATCGAGCCGTTCAGATACCAGCCGATGCCAGGCGCGCCAGATGGAAACATCGTGTCGGTGACGCTGATCTGGGCGACGCCGTTCTTGTAGATCGTGATCGTGGATCCGACCGCGGTGCCCCCGAGCACGTCGCCGTTGGTGCAGCCGACGCCGCCCACGTCCCCGAGCGTCGTGACATTGCCCATCGCGCCATTCCAGCGCGAGATGCCGATGTACTGCGAGCCGTTCGTGTGCAGGCTGCACCCGAGCTCGTAGCCAGTGGAGCTGTGCGCTGACAGGTTGGCCCGTAAGTGCAGCGCGGCCTCGGCGCAGCACCCGGACGGCGCGGTGGTGACGTAGATCGTCGCCTGCGCGGCCTGGTCGTTACCCCAGGCCCCGGTCAGGAGGGCGGTCGAATCGTCGTAGTGGCTGGGGCTGTTGTTGAGCTGGGTGCCGAACGCCTTGCCAGGCGCCGTCTGCATGTCGGTCCAGTCGAGGCTGACCGCGGCGCCGTTTACCCAGTTGCCGCCCTCGGAGATCGGATTCTCAGTCGCCGCGAAGGTTGTCGAGTAGGTCCGTGTCGCGGTGGTCGAGTGCGGCGCGGCCAGAATGCTCGCCATGATCGTGGCGGCCACGATCAGGATGGCGGCTCGCGCTCTTAGGAACGATGCCACAGGGGTTCCAATCGATGGCCTCCGCAGGCAACTTTAGTCACGATAGAACGGGGCGCTGCGGGGAGTGTACGGCACGACTCAGAAGGGGATGTTTGGTGCCGAGTCATCGTCGTCGTCATCCACCTGCTCCATGCAGGCACAGGGATGACGCTCGCCACAGTTCCTGCAGAGCCCGCCGTGCGATTCTCCGCAGCCAGGGCAGTTCTTATCGGCGGCCTTCGGCTGCGGCAACTCCCACCGCGACACAGGCTCGGGTCGGCTGCTCTTGGCGACGATCCGCGCGGCCGCCTCACTGACCGGCGTCAGGCAGTAGACCGATGACGGCGGGTAGAACTGAGTTGAATGCGTATCGCCGTCGACGTCGCCCGGCACGTCGATCCTTAGCATGCCCGCGCCGGCCACCTGCACCGCGCGGACGAATCCGCCGAGTCGGCGGTGGCCCATGAGCTCCAGGATCGACCATTCGGCGTAGCCCGTCTGTTCGTCAGTTGCCACTCGTCACTCCCTGATTGAGCACGCTCGCCGTCACGTTGAAACATCCTGCGCACAGACGCTCCGGCGCGGTCGCGAGGTCGCCGTAGTACGTGTCCAGCCTGGCGCGGCGGGCATCGTCCAGGCCAGCCAGTAGCCGCGTCGTGGTCCGCTCGACCTCCTCGGTGAGCTCCGTTCCGCAGGCTCCGCACAGGGTCGGCTCAAGCATGGGCGAGCTCGCGCGTCGGTTCAGGGAATTCGTCCCGCCAAACAAGGCCCAGCAGGATGCGGCGGACTGCCTGGTGAGTCACGCCGAACTCTCGGCCTAGCGCGACGGTCCCTTCATTTGCTCGTGCGCGGATCTCCCGCACCTGATCGGCGGTCAGCTTGCAGTGTGGGTTGCGTTCTCCAGTCGGCCGTGGTCTTCCAAGTTCACGGTAAGAGTGATCGAGGTTCGCCGACTTGGTTACCAACTCCAGGTTATCCAGCCAGTTGTCGGCACGCTGCCCGTTCCGATGGTTGACTTCAAGGCTGTCCGGGATCGGCCCATGCGCGAGGATCCATACGAGTCGGTGCCCAAGGGCGCTGACTTCTCGCCCATCGACGGTGGCCCGCACTCGGACATAGCCGTCGGCTCGAACGGTCTCAGCGAGCCTCGACGGAAAGACGTGTTTCACTCGACCCGTCCGAGTAAACGTCTTCCTGCGCCAGAACCGACCGTATTGGCCGAGTTCGATTACTCCAATGCGGATCAACTCGATGATTGCCCGCTCCTGCTCAGACACTGACAGCCTCCCGGGCCTTCGGAAATTCATTCCACTCTCTGCCGTCGAGTTCGCGGCCGCCAGTCGCGTGCGTCCTGCCGCCCCACTGCTTGTGGAAGAACGCCGTGTGCGTGGCCTGCGCGCGGTCTCGAAGATCTCGCACCCACTCGAGGTCGATCGGTCGGTGCCGCGCACCACTCTCGCCGCCCGTAATCAGCCAGTCGATGCCGTACAGGTCTAGGCTAGGCAGTGGTCCCAGCAAGGGCTCGGCGCTGATGAATCGCACCACCGCAGGACTCTGGCGCAGGTACTCTGCTCGCCACGCGAACCGATCTAACTCAATCGAGGTGCCGAGCCAAACGTTGGGGAACGGCTGCTGGTCGGTCGCCTGGTAGTACGCGCGGACCACTTCCATCATGCGCCTCGGTCGCTTCGTCAGGACCTGGAACTGGTGCTGCTTGGCAGCACCCATCACGTTGAAGATGCGTCCGATCCACTCGACGGGAACCCATTCGCCAAACAGGTCGGTCATTGAGCAAACAAACACCATCCGCGGCTCACGCCACGTCAGCGGCACGCCGAGCGTCTTCTCATCCAAGCGCACGTCGGGGTTGACGACGCCCGGATATTCCTGCCCACCCCAGCGATGGTTCTGTGTGCTCGCATAGCAGTTGTCGCAGCCCGGGCTGATTTTGCGGCACATCCACCGATTCGGCTGAAAGCCGCGGATGGGGTTGAACGTCGCGTCGGTCCACTCGATTGTGCTGTGATCGCTCATTCGCCCGCGTCCGTCTCGTCCACGGCGACGTCGCCGTCGGGCAGCGCCAAATCCTGGTCGAGCCCCTCGAGCAGCCCGAGCTGCTTGATGTTGGCGCCGACTTCGCGGAGGTCGAGCGACCACAAACCACAGAGCCGCAGCTCAAGGGCGAAGATCTCGGCATCGGGACCGACCACGCGATACGAGTCGTGGTCGTCTGGATCGACCGCGGCCTTGCAGAGCTCGTGCAGGACGGCGGCCCGGATCTGTTCTGGCGTCAGTTTCAGGTCGCGGCAGTGGTCGGCCGCCAGGCTCAGCCAGTAAGCCGGCCGGCCCAGCGAATACGCCGTGATGCCGGTCGGCTTCTGCAGCGCGCCCAGCCGCGGATTCCCGCCCTTCAGGCCGCCGCGGCGCCGCCAGAAGTAGCGGATCGATAGGCCGCGCAGGTGGCCCAGCTCGTCCGTCTCGGAGATCCACGCCTCAGCGATCGCCCGCAGCATCGGTGCGCTCATGAAGTCGGCGCCCTTGAACGCCGCCTCGTACGGCACGCCATTGGCGTCGGCTTCTGGCTCCGCTGGTTCAGGCAACTCGGGCTCGGGTGTGCCCGGCAATTCGGCCTGCTCCGGCTGAGTCTCTTCGACAGGGCCCCAACTGTGTCGGCCGTTGTGGAAATCTCGGAATGTGCAACTGATGCCGAGCGGCGAAGGGGCCTTGCACTGCTCCGACGGTCGCACGTTGAAGCCGTCGGCGTCGGCCACGTACTGGCCGTTCGTGGCTGGCGCCACCGCTGGCGTGCCGTCGGGCATGTTGAATTCCGGCAGCTCCTCCAGGCCCCTGGCCGTGTCGTCTTCCAGTTGGCGCTCGAGTTCGGGCATCGTTGTGGATGCGGATTTACGCGGCATCATCGGGCTCCTGTCGGTGTGAATTCCATGGCAGCGGGGCCGCTGATTCGATGTCGGAGTAACGCGTGCCCTTCCATCGGATCTTGCGCATCCCCTCGGCGTCGCCGACGCCGCTGCGGTTCTTCAGCATGTGGACCTCGGCCAGGCCGCGATCCCGCGTCTGCTCGTCATGCTTCTCGTCTCGGTACAGGCCGAGCACCACGTCGGCTTCTTGCTCGAGTTTCCCTGACTCGCGGAGATCGCTCAGCACAGGCCGCTTACTCGGCCGCTGGACATACTCGCGGTTCGGTTGGACTGGCGCCAGCACCGGACAGCCGAATTCCCGGGCCAGCGACTTCAGGTTCTCGGCGACCAGGCCGATGTTTTCTTCCCGCGAGCTGGTGGCGGTCCCGCGGTCTCGGAACCGCTGTACGTAGTCGGCGACGATAAGCGCTATCTTGCCTGCATTCGAACGAACCTCGAGCGCGTCGGCGCGCAGGTCGGCGGTCGTGTAACGGCCCGTCGGCGACACTGGCCAGAACCGCGAGTCCTGCATTTCGTTCATGACCTCCAGTGCCGACCGCAGCTCGCCGTCGTCGAGCGAGCCCTTCGCCAGGCGGTTGCGATCCATGCCGCGGCTGATGCGCGCGAATCGGTGGGCGAGCTCGACCGCGCTCATTTCGAGACTGGCGAATACCACGGGCCCATGTTCGCGACCGACGTGCATGCCGATCTGCATGGCGAGCTCGGTCTTGCCCGTGCCCGGGGTGGCCATGAGCAGATACAGGCCGCCCGCCTCGAGTCCGAGTGTCATGCGGTCCAGGTCCTGCAAGCCGCTCGACACCGCGGTGCGCTGACCAAGCGCACGGGCCTCGAGGTCATCCCAGAACGCCTTGGCCCAGCGCTCCGGCTCGTACAAATCCTGGCGTCGCCGAGATGGGCGAGCGGCCGTCAACAGCGCCTCAGCTTGCAGCGCGAGGTCCTCGACGTCGACGCCCCGCGGCCAGGCCTTCTCCGCGAGCTTTTGCGCCGCGTCGATGTACCGCCGCTGCGTCGCGGCATTCTGCACGAGCGCCGCGTAGTGCTCGACATTCGACGCTGCCGGCACTGAGAGTCCGATCGTTGAGAGATCGAGCAGTCCGACGCGGCCATTTGCCATGTCGGGAGCCGCCAGCCTGGCGTTGAGGGACGTGTAGTCGATGCCGACATTGCGATGCCAGAGGTCGAGCATCGCCGCCCAGATCGTCCGATACCGCGGCGTGTAGAAATCCGCCGGCGGCAACTGGACCAGCGAGGCGACCACGGTCGGATTCTTCAGCACGGCTCCGAGCACAGCCTCCTCGGCATGGGTATCGTGCGGCGGCAGCGTGAGCTCGTCCGCGACGGACTCCTCGACGGCCATGGCCAACCGTTCGACGGCCATCAGTTCTCGATCCCCGTTTTGTCGATGATCTGCCTTGGTGGAGCGGCATGGCCGTTGGCCGGCCGCGGCGCCGGTCGGTGGGTCAGTTCTCGGCGCAGCCAGCCGTCGACGTAGAGCCGTTCGTTCAGGTTCTTGAATCGGGCCTGGTGATTGAGCGCCAGGTCGATCTCATCTCGCACAGCTTGGGGCGTGCCGTACTGTGCCGCGTACTTTCTGACCAGATCCTCAATGTCCTGCTCGCTGATCATCGTCCGTTCACGCTTCGGCTTTGGGACCGCTGGCCGTTCACCCCCCGTCTGGGGGTTAGGGGGATTAACTTCTCCTTCTCTCTCTGTCTCTGTATCTCCTTCCGCGCTCACGCGTAAAGCCGGGTTGTTCGCGCGTCCATTCCGGGTCAATCGCGAGTCGTTCAAGAGTTGATCAGAAGTCGTTTCGTCGTCGTTCACGTCTTCTTGACGCCATCGTTGCCACTCGTCCCAGTCGTGCATCACGAGTCCTTCGGGAGTCTCATCAATGAGCTTTGCAGCGATCAGTGCCGCAATGTGTTTGGCCGGCCGGCGCAGCACAGCAACGGCTTCCTTGCGATTCTCAAAGCGTCCGCGCTTAGGTTGCTTCGCGGCCGCGTCCAGCAGTTCTACCCAGGTCCGGAAGGTCGCATCATCGAGCTGGCGGACCTTCCCGTGAGCCGTCGCGTCGATCCAGAATCGGAACCACGGCAGGCGCTTAGCTGGCATTGCTGAGCCTCACAACAGGCGCTCCACGAGGCGATAGACGAGGATGTCGGTGCGCGGCTCCGAGGTCCTATCGAGCAACTCAATGTCCGCGCGACGGACCTGCTTGTCATCGATCCACGCCTTTCCGTTGAGTGAATCGGACACCAGTTTTCCGTAGTTGTCCCAGTCACCGCGGCCGACACCCTTCAGGTGGAACCGCAGCCGGAGTCCAACTGGATCCGCGCACGGCTGGAAGTGCGGGTAGGTCGTCTTGAAGTAGTCCGCCAGTCGCTTCTCCGCTTCAACCGTGGCAGCGGGTGTGTAGGTCCGACCGTGCCGCTGATCGAACCGCGGGCGCGCCTTCGGGACGGGCTCGCCCGGGACGCTGAACCAGCAGACGATGGTCGAGCCATCGTTTCGCGGTACACCCACCTTCAGCGCTTCAAGGATCTCGGCAGGCTCGGCGCGGCGACCCGCTTCAGGCGCGAACAGGCACGCGCACCCGGGCACAGTGCAGCGACCGCGACCGTTGCGATGCTCGGCCATGGCGTGCGGAGGTCGACAGGTACAGGTGCCGGCGCGGACCCCGACCATCATGCGGCGCCACCAGCCAGGATCTGCTTCCCCACATTGAGACGGAGCCCAATGCCGTTGTACGTCTTGTCGCGGTTGCCACTCAGGTGGTCGCACCGCCACGTGACGGGGTGTTTATTCGGCCGCGCCTGTTCCAGTTTCCGCCATTCCGTGCACCGACATGGATGCCAGCCGCAGCACGGGCAAAAGTCGGTCATGCGACGTCGTCCAGCAGGAGCGCCTGCATAACACCCTCGGCCATCACCTGGTCGGTCATCACATCGCCGTGCATCTCCGATCCATCCCAACCCTGCGGCCACACTCCAGAACCAATTAGCTCCAGCACCAACTCCAAGGCTCTGCGCCGCGCAGCGATTGTCAGCGGCCCCATACGCATCGGGTTCTTGACCATCGATCCATCCTTGCGCCGCTCGGACCCGTCTTTGCGAAGGCGATACTTCGGCTGGCGCAACTCTTCGTAGAGCGGGCGCAGCCGTTTCAGTGGCGCCAGGTAACTCCACTCCGGGCGGCCGATCAGGTAGTCAAGGGCCGTATCGCGGCTTGCCAGCGGGCATTGAATGCATCCGGTGCGGGCGTTCAACTCCTCCTTCTCATCGCCGCCGTAGACCTCGGCAATCGTCTCTGTCGGGAACCCGAACCGCGGAGCATCGAAGGTCAGCCAGTCCCAGACGTGGCAAACACGCCAGTGCAGGAGCGGCGCGAGCGTGTCGGCCACTGCTTCGCTGGTCGCCTGCTGGAACCATCCCTGGCCGCACTCCGCACCGTCGCGGCTGCAGGAGACGGCGATTCTGGCGTCTCGGGTCGCGCTCTCACCAACCCTGACGCCCGTGATCATCAGGAGCTTCTCGCCCACCTGAGCGCGGAAATCCGCCAGCGCGGTGAGCATCGGCTCGATCTTCAGCTGTGGCGTACACCAGCGGAAGTTGTGTTTGGGCGGAGGCACACCACGACCGAGGATGTAGACGAAGAAGCGATCGTCGATCGGCGGCAGCACGACCTCGGTACGGATCCCGCGGCGCTCGAGCTCGGCCAGTACACCCATGGCCGCCACCTGCAGAGCTGGCAACTCCATGCGAGTGTCGGCGTAGAGCACCTGGAGTGAAGCCGGCGCAGGGATCTCGCCTGTCTCAATCAGATGAGCAACGAGCGTGACGGTCGCGCTGCTGTCCTTCCCGCCGCTGTATGCGATCGCCCAGTGCTTGTAGCGCTCGCCGTAGACGCGCAGAGAGTCGACTGTAAGCGCGATGCTGTCGACCAACGTCAGCCGCTCCGCTTCGAAGAGACTCGGCGATCGGTTCATGCCGCAACCTCGACTCCGGTCAGGCTGAACAGGTCCGTCGTTGGCGGGTGGTGGCGCGCATCCCTCGCGTACTGCACGTACTTCAGCGAGTCGCGGTGGTAGCTTTCTTTCAGTTCGAAGCCGATCGCGTGGCGGCCGAGCTCAACCGCCACCACCGCGGTACTGCCAATACCCATGAACGGATCTAGCACGACATCGCCCGGATTGGAGTAGAGCTTTATGCAGCGGCGGATGACCTCGAGCTGGAGCGGGCAGACGTGCTTCTCATCGTCCTCATCGCCGGCGTTCTTCCAGCCGCCGAGCACGTCCGTTTCCTGAATGTCGACCCATAACCCGTGTGCGTCGCGGATCCATTCCTCCGACGTGACCCAGCCAGCCGGATTCTCATCGGCACGATAGAGCGCCTTGACGGGCTTGCCCTTGCCAGGCTTCCTAAACAGCAGCACGTAATCGTTGACGTACGGGGCCCAGTCGCGGGAGTCGCGGAGTCCAGTGATAAACAGTAGCGAGTGGATTGATTGCGCCTGTGCAACGCGCTGCGGATTCTTCGGGATGACGAACTCGCCCACCCAGTTGAATCCGCCCGCGCTGTACAGGTCTACACAGGCACCGCGGAAGTCGCGCCGGCCCATGTACCCGTGCTGGACCTTGGTCGTCAGCAGCTGCTGAATGTGAACGCACGCGATCGCGCCGTCGGCCATGACGCGCATCAACTGCTCGACATGGAACCGCAGATGCAGACCGAACTGAGAGGCGCGCATGTCGACGCCGAGAGTCCCGCCGGAGTCCAGGTTGTTGCCCACGTCCTCGGTCTTGCCCGAGTACATGAACAGGGCGCCGAACGGGATGGACGTGACGACCAGGTCGACCGAGCCCGGTACCAGATGCTCGGGCATGCCAGTGATGTTGTCCTGGCAATAGAGCGTGGCATCCGTCAGCGGGACCTTCGCCAGATTTGCACGCACCTGCAGCGCTTCAAGGCTGCGTTCGTCCGCACGACTGGAGGCGCGTACGGAACTCCCCTTTTTACGCGGCATGAGCTGCTTTCAGGTCCGCCAATTGCTGGGAGAGCGCGTCGCGATAGAAGCGCTCCTGCATCGCCACATCGTTCAGGAAGCGCGCCTCTTTGCGAGCAACGTTACCCCACATCATGCCCTCCAATTCAGGGATATACGGCTCGTGGATGCGAACCGTCTCGGTCTGTCCAAAGCGAACGGCGCGGCGCTCAGCCTGGTAACGGCGTTCGAAACTGTCGTCGATCCCGCTGAACACCATCGACCGGCAGTGCTGCAGATTGAGGCCATAGCCCGCGAGTTGCGGTTTCGTTATGACGCAGGCGAGGTCGCCGCGGCGGAAGCGCTCGAGGATGTCGGCACGCTGAAGCTCGGTCTGTGAGCCATGCAAGGTTCCGACCTCGAATGCCGAGCCAGCGAGCCTGCGCGCGATGATTGCGCCTTCCTCGTCGAAGACCGTCCACACCAGGACCTGGCGGCCGTCAGCGACGTCGTCGCGCACGAGCTCGGCAACCTTCGCGGGCTTGGCGCTCTCGATCGGGCGGGACTTGCCGTTGCCGATGTACTGAAAGCCGCGGGCGGCCTGCGCGAGCTTGGTCCGCTCCGTCACGCCGAGGCGATCGTCGTCGAAGAGACCGCCGCCCTTGCGAACGATCAGCTCGTCACGCAGGATCCGCTGCTCGGCCGTAATTGGCAGTCGATACTCGTGAGCCTCGGCGGGTGGCAGGGTCGACAGGATGTCGGCGAAGCCGAACCGCGCAGGATCGCGCATATAGAGCGACCAGCTGGCCATGAACGCGTAGAAGGCCTTCTGCGCGTGCGGCTTGATGATGTAGCCGTCGTCGGTCTTGGTGAAGTAGGTCCACAGGATCTCGCCCTCGGTCCGCAGCTTCTCGAGGAACGCAGCCTGCGAGGCATATTCCATCGCCTCGTTGGGCGCGGGCGTAGCCGTGCAGGAGAGTTTGTACGGGATACCGCGGGCGCTCTTGATCAGGTTCCACTTGATGACGCCGCCGCCAGTCTTCAGCAAGCTCGATTCGTCGGCGATCAAGCCGACCAGGTGACGCAACTCTGGCAGGATGCCCGGGATGAACTTCTCGTAGTTCGTGATCCCAACGCCCACGCCTGGCGCGGCGCACCATGCGGCCAACTGCTCACGCGTGTCGAGGCGCTGCAGGGGGAGCTCGTCGCCATAGAACCGCCGCGACTCGGCGGCGTGCTGGCGGAACAGGCCGATCGGGCAGATGATCAGGACTTTGCCGTCCGTACGATGCACGATGTGGCGAGCCCACTCAAGGAAGACGGGTGTTTTCCCGAGCCCGGTATCTAGCCACAGGGCGAATCGTTCCGCCTCGAGCGCGATCTCGACGGCCCATGCCTGGTAGTCGAACAGGTGCGGCGCCATCGGCAGGCCCTGCGTGTCGGTGCGCTGCTGGCCGGTGCCGAGCAGGGGTGCGAACCGCGCGGGCGTGGTGAGCCTGTAGACGTCGGTCTGCCAGTCGTAGGCGATCTGACTCTCGGGCAGCTTCTTCGCCTTCAGGAACGTCTCGTAGCGTGCCAGGTCGAACGGCGCGGTGAAGTCGACGACGGCGAGATTGCCCTCGATCCTGACATTCGTCATGCCGACGCCACGTCCATCGCATCCGCCACGGCGCGCCCCGCAGCGTCGGCCACGTGCTTCCAGACGTCCTGCTGAATGGTGGTCAGCATTCGCCAGGGCGGGCGCGTCGATCGCGAACGCCCGCTACGCCACGTGGTCTCTTCGCTTAGCGGCGCGACGAAATCCTGCCGCTGACGCCAGGCCTCATACAGCCGCTCGGCGAACTCGGCAGTCCCAATCATCAACATGGCGCACTCCCCAACGAAGAGGTCCCGGCCGAAGAGCGTGCGGTCGCGTTCGTCTCGAAACACGGCCTTTCCTTCAGATTTGGGTTTCCTGTCGCAAGACCCAACACTGGCTGCGCTTCACTCAACGGCCGGGGCGTCAACTCACATGTTTCGCACTGCGCCGCGGCTGACCGCTTCCATCGGCCACAAGCGCAGTGAAAGGGCGTAGGGCGACTGGAATGGCGGCAGGCGCAGAACCGCGGCTCGTGAAGCCGTTCCGTTGCCCGCGACGTCATGCCGCCGCTCCAGTCGTGGCGCGGGAGTTGAGAGACGGCATGAGATCGGCGAGTCCAAGGAAAGGGATCACCTTTCTGTGAGATTTACCGTCCCCCAACTGCCGCGTCACGCCACTGCTCCGCGGTCTTCTGCCGCTGCACCTAGGATCGCTCCGACCAGGGCGGCGGCCAGGTTTACACAGACTGCGTTACCGATCTGGCGCGTGATCTGACTCTGGGTGCCAGTGAACTCATACTGTTGCTCACCGTCGTCGAAGCCCATCGCTCGCGCGAGCTCGCGGTTCTTCAGCATCCTGAACCGAATGTCCAGTAGATACGGATGCCCGTCGATCATCACCACACGGCGCGGGTCGACGTCGACGCCTGAGACCGACGTCAGAACTGGCTCGACCAGTCCGTGCTTCTTGCCGGCAGCGGTAATGGTTCCCAGCGGCTCTTCGATCGATTTCGAAGCCCGCGGCGTTCCATCTGAGTTGTCGCCGTTGAACTGGGCGATGAAGGGCTGGACGAGGTTGCCTGCACCGTGGCTGGTGACCGCTGGCAGTGGCGAGTCGACGTCATGCACCCGCGGCGCCTGCCCGTCGCGCTCGCCGAAGTTAGGCGTTATGAACGGCGCGACGAGGTAGCCCGCGCCACGCGTAGTGGCCGTCGGCACAGGATCATCAACCGAATGAGCGCGGACGCTCCCGTTGTCGCCGTTGCGACTCAGCACGAATGGCTCCGCTGTCGGCGATGCAACCGCCAGCCGATCCTTCGTCATGATGGTCGGCAGCGGTTCGTCGATCGACCGCGCCTCGGCCCGCGGCCCGTACGGCACGGCGAGCGGATTCACCAGACCGAACCGATCGTGCGTCGGAATCGTCGGCACCGGATGCTCGACCGAGACGCAGCTGTCGGTCGCCGAGTAGTAGGGCGCCAGCATCGGTTCGATCAGACGGATCCGCGCTGTGGTGGTCACCGCCGGCACAGGCTCCTGGTCGACGCCCTTCGGCGTGTTGTTGGTGTGCTGACCGATCAGGAACGGCGTCGTGAGCGTGATGTAGCCTGCGCCCGCGATCGTCGGCATCGGATCGTCGGTCGGACGTGCCACGCTGCCCGCCTGCTGGCCCAGCACGAACGGCTCGGCGTCAGGCGTGACGAGATACGAGCCACCGCCCGACGTGGTCGTTATGGCCGGCACTGGGTCTGAGTCCGGCGACTTCGCGGCGTTGTTGTTGCGGTTGGCGAAGACGAACGCCTGGGGCTTCTGGCCGCGGCCAGGCGGCACCGAGACTTCGCGCGGGTCTATGCCCAGCAGGTCGATGTACAGATGCGCCAGGGGGCCGCCGAAGCGCGCCAGGCCGCGCGCAATTCGCATGCGCGTCTTCGGTGAGAGCGGCGCCTTCTGATACTTCGGGTCGTCCAGCAGCGAGCGCCCAGGATCGTCCCAATCGATGACCTCGCGTGCGGCACGCCACGGCTTCAGATGGCCGAACATCCCACCGCTGGCGCCGACCTTGGTGTGACTCGGCTCGGGCCACTGGATTGCGCGGCCATCCTTTCGCGCCTGGAGAAAGAAGCGCTCGCGCGTGGTGGCATCGCCGTAGTCGGCCGCGTTCAGGATCCGCCATTGGAACTCGTAGCCGAGCTCCCAGATGTTGCGGAGCCAGGCTTCGAAGTACTGCCGCTTGCGCGCAGGGTCCGGCAGGTCGCAGGCAACTCGCGGCGTGCTCATCGGATCGTGGACGTGCTGGCCAGCGTGCTCCTTCTCCAGTGTGCAGAGTGGGCCCCATTCGATGAACTCGGGGACGTTCTCGACAAGCAGGCAGCGAACGTTGAGCGCCGTGAGCCAACGCTGAATCGCGTAAGCCGACATGCGCAGCTGGTCGTTGATCGGTTTGCCGCCGCGGGCCCTGGAATGGAACCGACACTCGGGGCTCGCCATCAGGAGGTCCAGGCGCCCCTCGGGCACCAGCCGTTCGGGGTCGGCACCGTTCAGGTCTTCGATGAAGTGGCGCGCGCCGGGATGGTTCTGGCGATGCGTCGCGATGGCCGTCTTGTCGTGGTTGACCGCGACCAGGACCATCTGGCCGCCGATCGCGCGGATAGCCTTCTCCGCGCCAGTGGATGATCCGCCAGCGCCGCAGAATAGATCGCTCACGAGGAACTTGCGCGGCATGTCAGAACTCGGCCGTCGCGCCACGCTTGAAATCGACGTGCTGGAGCAGCGTTGTGGTCGACGCCTGAAGTACGTCGGACGCCAGCGGCAGAGTCAACTCGGGATACTCGATGCCTTCCGCGTCAGCCTGTGCAGTCACTTCGATCCACGCCCGCCACAGCGGATGGCCGACCGTGGTCACATCGCGTACTGGTGCCGCGGCCGAACCACGTGAACCGCCGGCCTCACCGGACGGCTCACGTGCAGGTTGCCCCGTTGGGGGAGCGGCGGGGCTGGCCTTCGGCTGATCCGCGAATGCGGTCCCGTCATCGTCACTGCCGAAGATGGCGACCTGTTGCGCCGCGAGTGCCCTGTTTCGCTCAGGGTCGTTGCGCTCTTCGATGATGTAGCCGACTTCGTCTTCGTCAGGCACGTCCTGGCCGAACGCGGCGCGCGAACTCCTCGCGATGGCCCGCTTCTCTGCGATCTCTGGCCCGTAGATGCCGACTGGCGCCGCCTTCCGGCCACTCTCCTTCGCCCTGGCCCGCGCACCGTCGATCTCGGCTCGCCTGACGCAGCCACGCTCCGTGATCTCCCCGTGCGTATGGGTCAGGATCGTGCACTCAACCACGACGTCGTCGGGCTCATAGCCCCAGTCCTCGCGCTCGGTCCGGCTCAGCGGCCGTGTGCGATACCCGCGATAGTCGGGGTTGCGCCGCATGAGCTGGAGGCGGCCGTCGAGCGTGATGAATATCCGCCCCTCGTACAGTGTGATCTCGTTTATCGGGTCAAGAGCCCATCGCTTGGCTTGCAGAAACACCGTGTTCAACTGTGCCGGGGTCGCGTCCTGCAAGCCGAAGCGCGCGCTGATGTTGGCTTTGATTCTCTGTTGCAGCTGGGTGTCGCTGAATTCACGGACGGCCAGCGCCGTGCCGTTGGTAGGTTCGGTAGTGGTCGTCACGGTGCCTCCACGGGCATAACGTCGTCTTCGATCACGAAGTAGCTTCGGGCGCACTTGCCGAAGTCGTAGATCTCGCTGCAGTTGACGTGCTGATCAGCGTCAAACAGCGTGTCGAGTGGGAGATGCCAGGGCACCTCGGGATAGGGGACAAGCACGTACGTCATGTCGGCTCCACCAGAGCGCGATCGCTCCACTCCAGGGCCCCGTCGCGCAGTACTGGCGTGGGGTCGATGTCGGTCCACGAGTAGAAGAGGCGCCCGCCATCGCTGTGGACCTGAACCACCTTCGATTCATAACCAGGCGTTCGCACCCACCAGATGCCGGGGTGCGTCGGCGGATCGGTTGTCCAGCGCGGCCTGATCGGCGCCAGGTGCACCTCAGAGACGGGCCGCGTCCATTCCTCCTCGGGCTCTTCGCTCGAAAGTTTGCCCAGAAACGGGACGTGAGTAGCCGTCAGGCGCACGCTCATGAGCGCGGCACCCGCAGGGTGGGCTTATGCGCCGGCTTGAATTGCGGCTCGGCGTCGGCCAGTTCGACGATGACCTCGGTCGCGTCCTTTGCCACGCGCGCCCAGCGCAGCGTTAGGCCGAGAGCCTTGGCAGCCCTGCCCATCCCGACACGGATGGCACGCGCGGTCATGCCATTGGTGCCAATCCCGTAGGCAATACCGCCTTCCATCTCGCGCACCGTATCTTTGAACATCGCCTGCTTGCGCGACGCGGCCTCGTTGGCGAATGCGCGAGCGCGCTGCTCGGCGGTGAGTTCTCTCAGCTGCAGGCTGCCCATCAGTCCCATCCCCATCGGCGCACCGTCAACCACGTGTAATCGCCGTAGCGGCGCGTAACGGATGGATCGCCCCATACGTCGACCCACCCTCGCCAGTACCAATCCCCGCGGCCGCGGTCGTGACAGACAACCTGTCGCCCGTCGGGGAACTCCAGCACCGTGCCCATCGGTATCCAGTTAGAGCACGCCGCGGCACCCTCATGAACCATCGCGCCGTCGGCCATGCGGCCGGGCAGCGAATACCACGTGACCCGCAGAAACTCCTGGCGCTCACCCTCGGCGTGGACGGGCGCGACACAGATCGCAAACGCCAGGAGCGCAACCCACACACCGAACAATGTCCAGAAGCGGAACCCCAGCGCCATGGCCTACAACTCGTCCGGCTGAGGCTGGCGTGGCTCCTGGCGTTCGATCGCCCGCCTCACCGCCAGATTCGGCGACTGCTTGAGTTCGGATTGGACGGCCGCCCGAGCCTGGGATAGGAGCGCCGCCACCACCAGCCGATAGTCGCCCTCTCCAGGCTCAGCCGTGACCGTAACTTCCGCCTTCTCGCTGCCGTAGTTATTGTCCGAAACCGCCTTCGTGAACGTCACGGTGACCGTGGTCGGCGTCATGACGCAGCCTTCTGCTCGGCCAGGTTGTTGATGGTCTCGGCCCAGCCTTCCATCGCGCGGCGCTCCGCTTCGACGTGGGCAAAGCCGTGGACATCGAGGGCGTGCATGACGTCCAGGTCGGAACCGGGGTAATGCTTCGTGGTGATCCGTACAGCACGATCCCTGGTCGGGTGGTCCTCGATTTGAATGCTGGAGACGTCACCCCTGCGGGCAGCGCTGTTCGATCGCCGCGTCTCAGTCAGAAGCTCGTCGAGCAACAAGGCGATGCGTACCAGCACGTCGTGATCCGATCGCACCGGCACGCGTTTGCCGTGGGCGCCGTCATCGTTGCTAGCCAGGTCGTCAATCAGGTCGGTGAACGCTTGCTCGGCAGCAGCGGCGCGATCGGCGAACTTCTCGCAGTCGGGGCAAGGCGTGGGGGCGGATGGCGCGGGAGCTGCATCGATACCCGATTGCAGCGACGGTTGGGAGGTGGGAGGCGTTACC